CGAGAACGGCGTCGCCGTGCTCAAGGCCACTGTTCCGATGAGTTTCTCGGGTACCCTCCCGACGAACGTCGATGCATCGCTGGTTAAGGAAGCCACTTACCAATTCGGCAACCTGATCGTGAACGCTCTCATCCGTCAGTGTTTCGACGAGATGTACAGCGCCAGCTGACCAACCACCACTCACCAGGAGCAATTCCTCATGAGCACAAAGGCCATGAACCCGCAACTCCTGCGGGCCTCCCTCGCAATCTGGGAGGGACTCGACACCCCTGTTAGTCTATCTTGCCACTTGCTGGCTAGGAACGGGGAGTGGAGACAGCTCTTGACCAAGACTGTCTCGCCACACAACTACATAGACTCCGAGACTGGGGCCGATCGCTTCAAGCGCGATGCGCAAGCGGTTGGCCTTTTGTCGAAGTACGCCGACTTAGACATCGGCATTGACCGCAAAGAGGTTGCTCGCGAGAGCTTCTTCAATGCGGAAAAACTATGTAAGCTCACTAATGAGCGCCTGTTACCCTATGTTTTTCCGCTGCACGACGACGGGGAAACCGTTCGTCACCCACGTATCGAACACTTCATTCGACGCGTTCAGGGCATTGTGGCGGCTATTCTGGGGTCAGTTCCGGACTTCGAACAGCTTCATCCGAGGTTCGGACCGGGTGTTGTGTCAGAGGGGAGAGAGCCCGGTTTCGTCCGGGCTCGCCGTTCCGGCGTGTTGCTTGGTGACAAACTAACAAACATGCCGTGGGTTACGAAAGAAGCAAAAGCATTACTCGCCCCGTTGTTCTGGCCTTCGGCCTGGGGGAGAGAGCTTCTTCGTAGTGACGGGTCAGACATGCAGATTCTTCGAGGGAACCGTTTCACAACGGTCCCCAAGTCCGCTAAAACGGATCGCGGAATCTGCATCGAACCTGGAGGCAATGTCTACCTTCAGTTAGCCGTCGGCGGTTACATCCGCAGATGTCTAGGCCGCTTTGGGATCGACCTCGACAGAGGCCAGTCCATTCACCGCTCGCTAGCGCGTGAATCCTCTCTTACCGGGAGGTTAGCGACGATCGACCTGTCTTCTGCTTCAGACACCGTGTCATATCGGCTGGTACAGCTTCTTCTGCCAGACGCGTGGCACGACCTCCTCTCGGCCTTGCGCAGCCCCGTCACAGAAATCGACGGGAAGCACGTGATGCTTGAGAAATTCTCCTCTATGGGCAACGGGTTCACATTCGAGCTCGAAACACTGTTATTTTTTGCAGTGTGTAAAGCCTTCGATGAAG